ACCTGCGTATGCCTCATTTGAAGTGAATACTCACATCAAGGCACATAGCATGGCGCGCTAGAAATACTTTTCTTAACCCCTTGACAAGCCACTATATGTGTGGTATACTTGTCACAACAAGCCGAAGAACTACTTACGACAGTAGGAGAAAAGACAATGACATCCGTTAGACCAAAGCAGACAAGAACAAAGAGGTGTGTGAGTTGCCAAGAGGCTGTGCGTGGTAAGGTCTACACGTACATCCCCCACATCACTACCACACACAAGGGATACAACCTGTGTGCTGATTGTGCAGACAAGGCGATGGAACTCTATATGTCTAAGGTGCGTCGTAACGCACAAGAGACAGCATCGTTCCGTGGGTTCATCCTGTTCGCTAGGGACAGATACAAGATGGTTAGTCCCCGATCCAAGGTCACCTACACTAGCCTTGTCGCTTCCCTTGAGTCAGGCTCCCTTTCTGTGGAAGATTTGCTCAAGGTCTTGGAGCAGGTAACGAGAGACAAGTAAGATGCAGCACCGCCTACAGAAGCGCATTCGAAAGATCAAGAAGAAGGATACAGGTTTCGTTGATGTGCCTGTATCCTTTCGTGACCCCATTGTTCAGCCTAAGCCGAAGGGTAAGTAATGGGAAAGAAGTATAAGCGTAAGCGTCAGGCTAGGTTGGACGCACGTATCGCTGACTATCAGACCGTGCCTCAGATTCTCCGTGAGGGTTTCAAGAAGCCTGGCAGTCTCAACAGAAAGAAGTGACGATGACTGATGACGAAGAGACACCTACTGTAGAGGAACAAATCGAAGAGGCACTCACCGACTCGCTTAACACGGCAGCGGAAGAGATTGAGGATGCTGTTGGAAGTATTCGAACACTCGCTGGCAAAGTGATCGACGGTACTGCTAGCGATCAAGTACGCGATGAGTATTTCGAATACCTTGAGCAGATGTTCTTGAGTTGGATCAACTTGGTGGTCGATATGTTTTCGGATATCGGTGAACCAACAGATAGTGAACGCGCACTAGAGTTCTATACCCTTGTTGATGTGAGTCGTGCGATGGGTGATATGCCAACACTGACCGAACAAGCAATCGAAGAAATCAAAAAACAACAGGCAGAAGAAGGGAATGGCTGACAATGGACAACGAAACGACGGCCCCGTCGGAGCAAGAGAGAGTGGAAGCGCTACTGAGGAATCTTGCGTCTCCTGTCTCAGAGGATTCCAATGGGAATGCGGGCACGGGATACAAAAGGACACTGACAGCGGCACAGGATCGCAGACTGACTCGCCTGAGGAACAAGAAGAGAAACGGTCAGGCTATGACAGAGGCGGAGGTGATGGAGGGAGTAGTCTTGGAGACGATTATCGAGAAGTCGTACACTCCGGGTCGTGGTCGAACTCCAGTATTCCACTTCATCAAGAGCAAGAAGGTGAAGGCGAAGAAGAAGAGTACGAAAACGAACGTGACCTCATTGCCGCCAGTCAACACGGAAAACGAAAGCGGCGATTCAAAAATGACGCTGCCCTCAGAAATCAACAGTCTACAGGACGGAAACGAGCTTCTCGTCTCTACCCTCTCGACCTTGACGCTGACTGTGAGTGGGCAGGAAGTAAATCTGCCGGTGGAGGTGAACATCCTATTGAGGGTTGCGGAGGTGACAGTGGTCGTCCTGTAGCAAAGCAGGCGTGCAGGCATCATGGGCCGGATAAGAATACCTTGAACAATGAACCCGGCAATGTACATCGTATCTGTTATACAGATCACAACCGTTGGCACGCTCTTAATGACCCTGATTATGTGTGGGGTTCCAAGACTAGAGGAGACTGATGCCTCGCAACGTTGACCTTAGATCGGTCATCCTTAACGTAGAAGAGGATGGACTAGGTACTGTCCTGTACGAAATGAAGGAATTGATCGACAAGTTTGAGCGGTCGGTTGGGTCCGAGTCCATTATACCGAATACGTTGCAAATGATGTGCCTACCTAAAGGTCCACCTAAAGGGGACTTCTATATGTGGATTGGTGGTCAGACAAATGGACCCTGCGACTGCGGGTAATAAGAAAAGAAAGAACGAGGACTTTCTTGAACTCTTGATAAAGGAGTTTGCAAAGGAAACTGATCCAGAGAAACGACGTAAGATTCTCGATTACATCGAGTACATCGAAAAGACACAGTAAAAAGTTAACTAAACCCTTGACACCGGGCATACTTTGTGATAGGATTGATCCATGCCAGCAGGAGAACCAATCATTGTTAGCAATAGTGAGGCGCTGGCATGGCTTCGTTGTCGAAGGCAATACTACTACAACTACGATTTAGCTCTAGAACCTGTGATCCAACCGGGTTACTTCTTCAAGGGAAATCTCGTACACGCTGCCCACGAGAGGTACTACAAGGCCCTACAGGGCGGTCAGGGGCACGATGGGGCGGTCGTCAAGGGCAATGAGGCGTTCAGCCTAGCGCTAGAGAAAGACACATACGGCAATAACCTTGGCGACATAGGTACGCTTAAGACAGTAATGAAGCGTTACTGGAACGAGGTAGCGGCTAATGACAATTGGGATATCCTCGCCGTCGAGAAAAACTATAACTTACCTCTCACCCCGGAATTCTCTTTCGGTTTTACGCCAGACCTTATTGCCAAGATCGACGGGCTTGTTACAGTTGTCGATCACAAAAACGTCTACGACTTCTGGCACCGTCGTGAGTTGGATCTGGACCCCCAAAGCCGTAAGTACATGGCTGCGCTTATCGGTTTGGGAAAGGGCGTTGATCGTGTCATGCACAACCAAACTCGATACCGTCTACTCAAGACAAGAACCCAAGCAACCGAAGAACTATTCCGGCGTGACTACGCTACACCTAACGCTGATGAACGCCGGGGTATGATTTCAGAACAAATCAAAGTTACGATGCAAGTAGCCAAGCATCGCAAACTAGATATCGAGGCTAGGGAGAGAGAAAGTCTAAGAGTCCTAAACAAGCAAGTCTGCGAGCGTTGTATCTTCGCGGAGTTGTGTTACACCGAATTACGTGGAGGCAACATTCAGACAATGATCGAGGTTGACTTCAAACCGAATACCTATGTTACAAAGCACAGAGCACAGGAAGGTGCAGCGTGACAGTAGTAGATCTTTCAAATCTCCCACCAATGAGTGCGGAGGAAGAGCCGGAGGACGTAGTTCTCCTAAGACTGTTAGATGCTATCGCCCCTGTAGGGGAACGTAGTCAGTGGACAAAGGTTTTATTGTATGGTGACCTGGGAACAGGTAAGACGGTTTGGGCTGGTGACAGTCCGAATCCTTTGCTTGTTGCTGTCGAGGTCGGATCTAAAAGCCTGTTGAACCATGAGGCTACGCGGAACGTTGAGGTAATGGAGTTTCGTAGTGTCAAACAGATTGAAGCTTTAGCTGCTAAATTACAGGAGGGGAAGTTAAAGCAATTTGACACCATCATCCTCGATACGTTTTCGGAACTTCAAAGGCTTGTCCTCGACAATCACCTTAGTGAAGGCCACAGGCGTGACCCGGATAAGTCTCTTTATACGCCTATCGGGAAGGATTATCAAACTAACGGTGAGCATATGCGACGCATTGCAGCCGCCTTTAGAGACGTCCCGAGAAACGTTATCTTCACTTCCCACGAAAAGGAAGATAAGAACGAAGAAACTGGCGCAGTCTATATCCGTCCCGATCTGGCACCAAAGGTGGCTAAGACTCTCGGTGGATATGTGGACCTTGTCGGACGCATCACAAGCAACATGGCGGAAGATGCAGAGTCATTCGAATCAGAGGTAAGGATTCGACCGACTAACCGAATCATGGCAAAGACTCGCATCATGCCTTTGCCTACAGTACTGAAGAACTCCAGTTTTATGACTGTACATAATGCCAACTTGGCACAGATCGAAGGGACAGCAAACTAATGACAACCGACCCCCTGATGGATGACGCGATGACTGATGACGTGGCGGGATTCTTCTCCGACCTTGGTTTGGATGAGGCTCCTGACAATCCCAACTACGTTCCTGACGGCAAGTATCACGCTTTCCTCCACTCAGTCAAGCCGTTCAAAAAGACAACGGACGGCGTTGAGAAGAAGAAGCTTATCTTCTCGTACAAGATTGACGACCCGAACGCTAACGAGTACAATGGCA